TGGTTAATAACGGAGATGATTGTGTGGTTATTATGGAGTCTGGTGATTATAGTCGATTTGCTAGTCACGCTCCAAAGTGGTTTAAAGAGATGGGTTTTACGATGGTTATCGAAGAACCTGTTTACACTTTGGAACAGATCTCCTTTTGTCAGACCCAACCCGTTTTTGTCGGGCCTGGGGCTTTTGACTACATAATGGTGCGTGATCCTCGAGTTGCTATCTCAAAAGATGCAACTTGTATGCACCCATATTACCGTCCAGTTGAATTCTTGGGCTGGATTAAGGCTGTAGGTACTGGGGGTATGTCTTTAGCTGGCTCGTTGCCGGTTTGGGACAGCTTTTATGATATGTACTTACGGTCTTCCGTTGGACACAATGCCCATCACCTTAGTAATGTTTGGGGGTGGGGTGTCCGAAAGATGGCGAGTGGTTGCTCTCGTGTGCATGGCACACCGAGTGAACAGTCGCGCGCCTCTTTCTATTGGGCTTTCGGTATCTCTCCAGAGGAACAGTTGAGTATCGAAAAAGTCTATAGCGCACGCTTAGTGTCTGGTTTTAACAATCCAAACGCTGAGAGGTGGCTAACACTTCCTTTCTAACAGTATCATGAACGTCGCACCAGACGTATAAAGGGTGGGGTGGTTGCTAACCATTGGGTTGTGTGTTGTAATTGCCCAAAACGTTGGGATCATGGTAGGAGTCTTAATTGACCACCGCCCAATCTGTCCCGTAAATATTTACGTACCCGTTCGATATGTTTTCATGGTAGGGCCATTCCATGGCACCGCCCAATCTGAAACATGTTTAATTACTAAGCTTAACCGCGGAATGTCGAACGACTGCACGGGCTTCCATTTTGGTTTTCCACGATGAACAGTCTCTTGTGGCGAGGGATCCAATACATGCCACCAAAAAGAAAAATCCGTACGGCTAAGAAGCCGAAGAACAAAAATCAAAATCAAAATCAACCTAAAAACACATCTAGTCGTGAATTAGCTGAGGTGACTCGTCTTCTTCGCAATCTTAGTACACCTAAAAACCAAGTTACTGATCTTGGTCGAATGTTGTTATCTGGCGGTAATACTGTCAGTTCAATGTTCGGTTTTCCGAAAATCTTTGGGTCAGGAGAATATTCTATGCAAAACTCTTGTTGGAACGCTCAACAACAGGTCCCCATTATGCATTCTGCTAATGAGGCTGTTGTCCTGCGTCATCGTGAGTATATTGCTGATGTTTCTGTTAATGGTCCTGCTTTCAACCTCACCACCTATAATATCAACCCTGGTTTGTTTCAATCTTTTCCTTATCTTTCTGCTGTTGCTAGTTGTTTCCAACAGTATAGATTTAAAGGTCTTGTTTTTGAATTTAAGACCACTAGT